GAGACGTTTCCATCCGGCCCGTAATTTTCTGGTGATACGCTCTAAAAGTGATTCATTAAGGTGTGCGATACCCATGACGGCACCGCCCGCGATAGCAAATGTCATCGTGGGATTCTCCATTTTTATTTATTGGCATAGCGAAAACGCCTCGATATGAAGCGCTATTGATATACTGGTAAAAAAGCCGCCCTGACTGCGAGCGGCAAATAACATCAAGGGATGATTTTTCGATTAACCAGAACGAGTCGTCGTCCTCGTTTGGTTACGAGCGATATTGCTCGCAATGAGGAATCACAGAATCCGCATTAAGTGCATCACTCACACTCTACAAACTCACCATCTTTATCCAGTTGATACCATGTATTCGGCATAATACCGTTCTCGCCAACCTTGCTTGCTCGAATATGAATTAACTCGCCATCTTCATCTCGATAGCAAAGCACAATAGCTCCGCCTTCAGATGCCCTGGCTTTTCCTTCTATTCCGAGTGATGCCGCTACGGATTGCGATCCAGACACTTCCGCTGCTGAACAGTCGCCAGTGTTGGTTGCTGCTGACCAGTCGCCAGTGTTGGTTGCTGCTGATCGGTTACCAGTGTTGGTTGCTGCTGACCAGTCGCCAGTGTTGGTTGCTGCTGATCGGTTACCAGTGTTGGTTGCTGCTGACCAGTCGCCAGTGTTGGTTGCTGCTGATCGGTTACCAGTGTTGGTTGCTGCTGACTGGTAGCCAGTGTTGGTTGCTGCTGACCGGTTGCCAGTGTTAGTTGCCGCTGACCAGCTGCCACACATGATCTGCTGCTCAAGAGACTTATCTATCTTGCTCCAAATCCATTCGATACCACGTTGAATGAACTGAGGAAGCGTTAACTCATCCTTAATTGTGATACTGGAACTGGCTATTTTAGTGTCACCTCCTTCTTCACTGTCTGTAATACCAAAAGATATTGTTTCCGCATAGCGGCTTTCTGCCGGCGGATAATAACTGAAAACATCGAAAGGACATTCACAGGCGTGAAATCCAGAACCGCAAGCCTCTACTTTTCCATCGTGATGGAAGGTTTCACCGATTGCAAACTGAAAGCCACGGCACTTTAGGTCTTTGTTAAATCCCTTGAATGTCACAATTTCTTTGGTCATGTTGTTATTCCTTAAATTTTGGCAATAAAAAAGGCCGCATTGCGACCTGATTAGATGAGAGGTTTGCTGCCTGAATAATTATCTAGCGGTAATTTGCCCGCACTTACGATGACCAGCCGCGTAAAGTGCTACGTCTGGAAGAAGTACAGATCCTCCTTCAACTTCCTTCTGACGCGTTCCGGCAAGCGAAATGGCTTTGGTAACGCGGTCAATTCTTTTGGCTTTAACCTCATGAGAAGCATCAGGAGCATCGCAGCCAAAAATTGAATCAATGATATTGCAGATGGTGTCGCGCTCCATTGCTAGCTTTCTGCGCCGCTCATGACGGCGAGTTTTAGCATTGCCTGCAAACGTTGACTTCCCGTAGATAATAACCGTCATGATTTAATCCTCATGTGAAATGGCTTTGGTGTTGCAGATAGCCAGGCGACTAACCCTGACCGCGTACTCATTGCCGAGTGCCTCCGCCGAAGAGGTTGGCTTCTACCTGCAACCCAAACCCATCTCGTTTGGTATTTGTTCGCGCTTTGTCAGCGCATCATCGAAGTTAAAGAGCGTTGCCTTTCCGTTTGGCTACCAGCGTCCTGCTGATGGCTAAACAATACAAAATGTACTTAACATCGTCAATACAAAATGTACTGAAAATTGATAAATAAATACTATGTGTATGAAACTGAATGGAAAAAATATTTTGGTATTAAAAAACCCGCATAGGCGGGCTAGGGGAGGGAATTGTTAGAGGCCTTGCCATTTTGCTTCAATGACAACACCGATAATGCGGCAATTTCCGTTTATGGGGATCATGTGATAGCTGGGGTTTAACGGTTTAAGATATTTCTGTCCAGCGTCAACAATATATTTCTTGAAGGTTGCCTCATTTTCAGACTCAAGCTTTGCCACCACGAGTCTTCCATTAGTCGGTTCGATAGCCGGATCAACAAGAATTTGCATTCCTTCCGGTATGCTTAATCCTGTAGGAGATGTCATAGAGTCGCCACGAACGGTTAGCCAGAATGACCTTTCGCTTGCATGTGCAGTTGTCTCAGGCCACACCTCTATTTCTCGGAGTTGGTAAGGTTCAACAGCCTCACACCAGTTACCTGCGCTCACCCAGCTAATCAGGGGAAATCTCCTTATTTCTGTGTGTGGACGAGGACTTGAAACATTGCTCAGGCTGGAGTCTGGATAATCAACCATCCCATCAGAGCTTAATACAAGCTCCTTCAATCCTAGCTGTTTCATGATCGCTGCAATATCTTCAATACTTGGTTCGCGGCGGCCATTAAGCCAATGACCTATCGCCCCTTGAGTCTTACCGAGGGCTTCAGCAAGTTTATCCTGGGTTAGGCCTATTTGTTTCATTCTGGCTTTCGCCAGCTCATTCCACGGTGTTTTCATGCGCAGATTATTACGAGATGTATTGACTGTGACAACACACATATTGTATTAATTACCTTGCTTTTATTTAGTACGAAATGTATTATTGAGTTACGTACCATCCTGAGGAGATATACCGATGAGCAATCTTCGGAAAATCCGGGAAACCATGAAGGTATCCCAGGCCGTTCTGGCCGAAAAGGTTGGGTGTACTCAGGGAGCAATTGGTCATTACGAATCAGGGCGACGCCATCCGGATTTGAGAATGTGCCGCCAGCTCGTAGAGGCGCTCAACAGTTTTGGCGCGAATGTTCAGCTAGACGATGTGTTCCCACCTGAACTTAATGCTGCCTAAGTAGTACCGCTCTTTACCAATCTGAACCGCCGACAACGCGGTAAATCTATTCAACGGATTTGCGTGTATTTGCGAATCCAACTCTATCTAATTTCTAAGGAATATTTTGAATGAACGTAGTTGCAACTAAAAGCAAGAAGGCGGCTCGCATTGAGTCCACTTTACTCAACAAGTTAGCCATGATGGGGCAGAAGACATTCGCTAAAGCTATGGGTGTTCCTGAATACCAGGTAAGCCGATGGAAGAACGGTTTCTTCTCTCAGGTCAGCATGATGCTTGCGGTTCTGGAGTATGGAATCGAAGACGAGGAAATGGCAGAGCTCACCAGGCGACTTGCTACCTACCTGACAAAAGGAAAAGCCCCGAAGAACGGCGAATTCTTCGAGGCCTGATGTAGAAAGACTGGATCAATCCACAGGAGTAATTATGCCAAAACGTAGTAAGAAATACCAGGAAAAAGAAGAGATTCGACACCCTGATTCACCTGAGGGATTAGTGGTAGCAGCAGCAAATAACAGGGCGTTCGCAGAGCGCTTTGTTGGTGTTTACAGACTAGCCAAAGCAGGAGTGAGACATGGGCGTCGTTAAGTTAGCAGACTACAGACCGTTAGAGCCGGTCGTGGAGCGTAATGTGGCAGATCTCGATGATGGTTACGCCAGACTATCAAATATGCTGCTTGAAGCTTATTCAGGCGCAGATCTGACCAAGCGACATTTTAAAGTGCTGCTTGCCATTCTGCGTAAAACCTATGGGTGGAATAAACCAATGGACAGAATCACAGATTCTCAACTTAGCGAGATTACAAAGTTACCCGTCAAACGGTGCAATGAAGCCAAGTTAGAACTCGTCAGAATGAATATTATCAAGCAGCAAGGCGGCATGTTTGGACCAAATAAAAACATATCAGAATGGCGCATCCCTCAAAATGAGGGAAAATCCCCTAAAACGAGGGATAAAACATCCCTCAAATTGAGGGAGTGCTATCCCTCAAAACAGGGGGACACAAAAGACACTATTCAAAAGAAAGAAATACAAGATAAAAACATTATGTCCGAAAGTGTTCGGACGAAGTGTGAAAAATCATCTGGCCATCACGAAGAAACCGACAAGGCATTCGAGGAAATTTTCTGGTGTGCTGGAATGCGGAAAGCCGGGAAGAAAAACGCAGCTTCGGCATTCAGAACACAGTTCAGGGAGTGGCGTAAAACCACCAGGGGGACGGCAAGCGAGTTTGCCACAATGCTGGCAGAAGATATCGCGTGCAGGAACGGTAAGCAGTTCGGATTCGACAGGTTGTTACCATCGAGCTACCTGAACGGTCAACGCTGGAACGACGAGAAGCCAGAAACCATTCAACCACAATCCAAACCATCATCCGCAATCACCGTATCGAAAACTGGCTACGTGTTTTTCGACAGGTGAACCATGAAATCAAAAATCAAATCGCTACTGGTCGCTGGTTATAACCACGGCTGGTTAAGTATTTCGTTTGTCGATTTCTGGTTTAAAAATCTCAATCTGAGGGAATTATGACACCGAGTGAACTCAGCGACCTGCTTTGGGCGCAGGTTGACAGGGTGGCTCCTCACCTGTTGCCAAACGGCAAGAAAGACGGGCATGAATGGGTTGCTGGTAACGTCAACGGCGACAAGGGGAACAGTCTGAAGGTTAACCTTAGCGGAAAGAAAAAATGGGCTGATTTCGCTGAGGGAGACGGCGGTGACATGCTTGATTTGTGGATGGCGTGTCGTGGAATTAACCTGCATCAGGCCATGCAGGAAGCGAAGGCATTTCTCGGCATCAGGGAGGACGATCACCATTTCGACGCCAGACGTGAGAAGAGATTCTCCAGACCTGACCGCAAGAAAATCGCCCGCTACGTTACCAGAACAGAATCACATCTTGAGTACCTGCAATCGCGGGGCATATCGCCTGAAGTCGCGAAGCGATACGAGGTTGTCAGCGGAAAGGTCTGGAATGGCGAACGTGAACTGAGTGCCCTGGTGTTTCCGTACAAACGCGATGGCGAGCTGCTGCAGGTCAAGCGAATCAGTACTGAACGTCCGGACGGGAAGAAAGTCATCATGGCAGAAGGTGACTGTGAACCTTGCCTGTTCGGGTGGCAGGCTCTCGATGCTGGCGTGAGGGCGGTTATACTTTGCGAAGGCGAAATTGATTGCATGAGCTATGCGCAATACGGAATACCGGCGCTATCTGTCCCTTTCGGTGGCGGGAAAGGCGCCAAGCAACAGTGGATTGAGTTCGAATACCACAACCTCGACAGGTTTGAAGAAATATTCATTTCGATGGACGTTGACGATGTCGGGCGTGAAGCAGCAAGGGAAATCGCAAGCCGACTGGGTGAACATCGCTGCCGTCTGGTTATACTGCCACACAAAGATATCAACGAATGCCTGATGAACGGCGTCACCGAGGATGAAATCTGGCAGTACATCGGGACAGCGTCATATTTCGACCCCGAAGAACTTTACAGCGCCCGTGAGTTTTTTCAGGACACCGTCAATGCTTTCTACGGCAAGCAGCAGTATCTGTTTAACCCACCGTGGGAAACGCTGGCTTACAACTTCCAGTTCCGTGAGGCGGAGTTAACTCTTGTCAATGGCGTGAACGGTCATGGAAAAACGGAGGTTGTCGGGCATATGGCACTTGAGGCCATGAGGCAGGGGGTAAAAACATGCGTCGCATCGCTTGAACTGAAGCCTGGGGTTTTGCTTAAACGCCTGACCCGGCAGTCTACATGCTGCAAAATGCCACCAGTACTGGAAATCGAATCAGCATTTAAGTTTTACGATGACCGGCTCTGGTTATTTGGCCTGACAGGTACAGCGAAGGCTGAACGCCTGATTGAAATCTTCACATACGCCAGAAGACGCTACGGTATCCAGTTATTCATTATCGACAGCCTTATGAAATGCGGGATCGGTGATGACGACTACAACGGACAGAAAGCGTTTGTTGATGCGTTGTGCGATTTCAAAAACAAAACCAATTCCCACATCATTCTCGTTACTCACTCAAGGAAAGGAGATAGCGAGGAGAAACCCACCGGGAAAATGGACGTAAAAGGCTCAGGAGCGATTACAGACCTCACAGATAACCTGTTTATCATCTGGCGCAATAAAGCTCGCGAGAGAGCGTTACAGCGCGTTTATGCTGGAGAGCAGATTAACGATAAAGACCAGCAGCTTCTTGCTGCACCCGCATCTGTTTTAATGCTGGAGAAGCAGCGTAACGGGGAAGGATGGGAAGGTGGCGTACCGCTATTTCTTGATGAGCAGTCTCACCAGTTCCTGCAAACGGAAGGTGCATCCCCATACAACTACATCGCCAATATGCCGAAATCGGAATATGACGAAGCGTGGCGACAGGAAAACGTTACGGAGTACTGAATGATTAACCGAATAATGCCAGAAATGCTTTTGAATCCCCGCTTCATTGCTGTTTTGAGCAGATGTATCGACGAAGAAGAATTAATTATTCAATTCGAAAGGCTGTCAGGAGTAAGCCGACCACCAAAAAGGCAGCATCCAATAGAACTGATGGTTGATAAAGCGACAGGATTTTATGATGAGCAGTGGAAACTGTTTTTTGAAGCATTTATCCCGTTCGTCTATGAGTTTATATGGCTCACATGGAGAGACCGTGACAATGAGGAGTACTGGCAATGACCATCTACATCACTGAGCTAATAACAGGCCTGCTGGTAATCGCAGGCCTTTTTATTTGGGGAAGAGGGAAGTCATGAATCTGGACGAGCAAGATGCACAAACTATTAGCTCATACATAAGGGCATCAAGACCAGATTACAAAGGTCCGGTGTTCGTAGATTTATCTCGCCTTGAAGAGATTTACATGTGGGAAGCAAGGCTACTTACGCATCTTTTTATTCGCAAGATGACTAGCAACATTACAAAACCAATGTAACTGGAGAGGTGAATATGAGCACACTCGCAGACCTTATTCATGCCGATATGGCGGAAGATGGAGCAAGGCGTAATAGGTACTGGAAATCATCAAGCCTTCCAGTTTGTGAAAGATTCAACCACAGGCCAAAACCAAAACGTAGTCGAAGAGACAAGGTGTTGAAAAAACTCATGCAAATTAACATGGCTGGTTTTGTCAGATTCGTGAGTGAAACGATTAACGGGGATTGATATGGACGAATCAAGAAAGCAGTTTTTGGAATGGTGGAGACACCCTGAGCAAGAAGAGCTTCGGAAAAGTTGCGCTGAGGGATGGGGAGAGAAAATATGGTCTGCTTCACGTTCTGCTATTTCGATTGAGTTGCCAGCAAAAAATGATATCTCCAGCGATGACTACTCCATTCCTGACCTGGTTGATTGGGGTGATGGAAGAAACGCTGGTATTCAGGAATGCGCAGAAGCCATCCGCGCCGCTGGAATCAAAGTGAAGGAGTGAGTATGAGACTGAAGCTACCAGGCTGGCACATCTCGATATCGTGGCAGCCTAAAGTAAAGTGGGGATATTTCTCGTTTTGGTATGATGGGCCAATTAGAGCATTCTGGATAGGCCACATCGCAATAGAATGGTGGTGGCGATGAAACAAACCATCTTCCTTCGAAGTAAGCAGCAACAGCAGTCAGCAATAAACGCCATCCTCGCAATACCCCTAGACGAAAAGTCACCACACGAAGTCCACATCAAAGAGCCCAAGAGAACCAAAGCGCAGAACGACCGTTTATGGCCGATGCTGCATGACGTGTCTCAACAGGTGCTATGGCATGGAAATCGTTACGACGAGGCGGACTGGAAAGACATCTTCACCGCGCTATGGCTGAAGACGAAAAAGCAGAATCAGAGAAGTGCTCCGGGCATTGATGGCGGAGTCGTTATGTTTGGTGTGCGTACCAGCAAAATGCGAAAGGCCAGCATGACAGAACTTATCGAAATCATGTTCTGGTTCGGCTCAGAGCGCAACGTGCGGTGGAGTGATGACTCCCGGCGAGAGTATGAATGGTCACAACGAAAAGGGAAGGCTGCATGACTATCAAATCAAATACGCCAGCACACGACAAGGACTGCTGGCAAACGCCGCTTTGGCTTTTTGATGCACTGGATATTGAGTTTGGATTCTGGCTGGATTCGGCAGCGAGCGACAAAAACACTCTGTGCGCTCACTGGCTAACTGAGGCCGACGACGCGCTCAATTCTGAGTGGTTAAGCCACGGTGCAATCTGGAATAACCCACCGTACAGCAATATCAGGCCGTGGGTGGAAAAAGCCGCTGAGCAGTGCATACAACAGCGACAGACGGTAGTGATGCTTGTGCCAGAGGATATGTCAGTCGGATGGTTCAGCAAGGCTCTGGAGAGTGTCGACGAAGTTCGCATTATCACTGATGGACGGATTAATTTTATCGAACCATCGACAGGGCTGGAGAAGAAGGGAAACAGCAAAGGCTCCATGCTGCTGATTTGGCGACCGTTCATCAGTCCTCGACGGATGTTTACTACCGTATCCAAAGCGACATTGATGGCGATCGGGCAGGGCGTCAGGAGGGCGGCATGAGGCGACAGCGACGAAGTATCACCGACATAATCTGCGAAAACTGCAAATACCTTCCAACGAAACGCTCAAGAAATAAACGCAAGCCAATCCCAAAAGAATCTGACGTAAAAACCTTCAACTACACGGCTCACCTGTGGGATATCCGGTGGCTTAGAGAACGCGCGAGGAAAACAAGGTGATTGACCCAAATCGAAGTTACGAACAAGAAAGCGTCGAGCGGGCTTTAACGTGCGCTAACTGCGGTCAGAAGCTGCATGTGCTGGAAGTTCACGTGTGCTCCGATTGCTGCGCAGAACTGATGAGCGATCCGAATAGCTCAATGTACGAGGAAGAAGACGATGGCTAAACCAGCGCGAAGACGATGTAACCGTAAAAGAGAAGATTTAACTGTTAAAAGGATATTTGAGTTACTAAGTTTCGATAAATCTACCGGGGTATTTAGATGGAAAGTTCCCACTCAGGGAAGGATAGCATTAAATAGTGTTGCTGGAACTTTTGATTCCAACGGTTATTCAATGATCATGATAGATGGGCGTAGATATAAAACTCACGTCTTAGTTTTTTACATAACTCATAATCGTTGGCCTGCTGGTCAAATTGACCACGTTAATGGAATTAGGACCGACAATAGGCCAGAAAATTTAAGAGAATGCCTGCCAATAGAAAATTCAAGAAATATAAGGATCCGAAAGAATAGCAAATCAGGTTGCAGAGGAGTTACTTGGCACAAACGACAGAAAAAATGGAATGTTAGGCTAGGTTTCCATGGCAAGAGTAAACACTTCGGATGCTTTGATGATCTGGAGTTAGCGGTACTAGTTGCTGAAGAAGCCCGAGATAAGTATTACGGTGATTTTTCCGGCAACGAAAGGAGCACTTATGCGAATCTATCGAAGGAAATGTAAATGTTGCAATGAATGGTTTATACCAAAATATCAAAATCAATATTGGTGTAATGAGATTTGTGGAACAAAGATAGCACTCGAACGACGAAGCAAAGAACGCGAAAAAGCGGAAAAAGCAGCAGAGAAGAAACGACGACGAGAGGAGCAGAGACAGAAAGATAAACTGAAGATTCGAAAACTCGCCTTAAAGCCCCGCAGTTACTGGATTAAACAAGCCCAACAAGCCGTAAACGCCTTCATCAGAGAAAGAGACCGCGACTTATCATGTATTTCGTGCGGAACGCTCACGTCTGCTCAGTGGGATGCCGGACATTACCGGACAACTGCTGCGGCACCTCAACTCCGATTTGATGAACGCAATATTCACAAGCAATGCGTGGTGTGCAACCAGCACAAAAGTGGAAATCTCGTTCCGTATCGCGTCGAACTGATTAACCGTATCGGGCAAGAAGCAGTAGACGAAATCGAATCAAACCATAACCGCCACCGCTGGACTGTCGAAGAGTGCAAGGCAATCAAGGCGGAGTATCAGCAGAAACTTAAAGACCTGTGTGAAAGCAGAAGTGAGGCAGCATGACTCCATCTATCAAAACCATCCCAGAGTTACTCATTGAGACATACGGAAACCAGACAGAAGTCGCTCGGCGCTTATCGTGCCATCGAAACACAGTCAGGCGTTATCTGTACGACAAAGAAGCCAGGTATCACGCCATCGTTAACGGCGTTTTAATGATTCATCAGGGCGGGAGAGGTGTCTATGACCGTAACCAGCATTAACCAGGCGAAACAGCAGCGTGAACGTGACGAGGCTGAATTACGCAGCGTCAGAGAGATGACGGAGAAACACCAGAAGGCGATGGATTATCTGCATGAGCGAGAGCGTGAACTGGTGAACCGGGTTGGATTGAACAAGCCAGCGGGAGGAGATGCTGCATGAGTATACGAGAATTGAACCTCACTAAAGAGCAGCATGACTGGCTTAATGGGTGGCTTGAGCTATGGGGGGCATGGGTTTATTCAGGAAGACTCGAAAAACGCATGAGCAGCGTTATAGCGCAGTTTATGGAGAGGGTAGAACCATCAAGAGTGATGACAAGGCCAATGTGCAATGATGATGACGGAATGTTGATTTCTCAGGTCGTAGATTCCGTTATGCGCATCGACACAAAGGCCTTTGGCATTCTGCTTAGCTATTACGCACATGGTTCCTCTAAGCGAGCAATTGCATCCTACTATCACGCGACTGCAAAGCCACGCAAGATGTGTGGACGTGGTGGCGAGGGATGGAGAAAACCTTCACTGGCAACCTGTAGAAATGAAATTGACGACATCCTGAAAGCGTCATTATTTTTTTTATACCAGCCAATGCAAAATGCTTTCAAAATGCGTAAACGTGTTGAGAAAGTTAAGCATGTTGTTGTTAAAAGTCTTGACATGTAATTATCCATTTAGCCATAATTAGAGGGTAAGCTGCCGTTAGTGACTCTTAAGTTGCAATGGTGGCTTTTTTATTTGGGTCAGTCGTATAAAGGTCATTACGGAAGGCTGTTAACCTTCTTATCGTGGTTCGAGTCCACGCTGTCCCGCCAAACATGCTGGTTTAGCTCCAATGGTAGAGCAGTCGCCTTGTAAGCGAATGGGTAGCGGTTCAAGTCCGTTAACCAGCACCATAACTGAGCCGTAGCCACTGGCTATCCTGAACTAATCAGTGATAGTTATGCTGCGGCCTTCTACACATGACCTTCGCGAAAGCGGGTGGCAAGAGGTT